ATGCTAACATAGTTAACATGAAAGATTCAGATCTAAAAGGTTTAGAAGAAGATCGTAGTGAAAAAATAACAGATGCATTTATAAATGTTAAGTATCCAGCATAGGAATAGAAATGAAATTGATACCACTACTTGTATTTATACCTGTTATTTCATGGGTTATAATGATCTTTGTATCACATTTTGTAGATGATGCATTTTCAGAGACTTGCATTCATAGTGGGTTTGGTATGTGGTTGTCTTCCTTACTTACCGCCTATGCTTTTTGTTTATACAGAGAATGGATAAAGTAATATGTCATTCGTAACTATCACTGATGATGCTAATGAGCATCTATCTAATATTGTAAAGGAAAATAATGCTAAAGGTGTTATGCTTGGTATTAAGGGTGGTGGGTGTGCTGGATTCACTTACGAATGGTCAATTCTGCAAGATGACATTTCAGATAAATTTGAAGATAGATATGAATTAAACAACGGATATTTATGTATCCCACCTGAAGCTATGTTATTGGTAATGAATACCGTTATAGATTTTACGAGTAATATTGCTGGCTCTTACCTGAAGATTGTTAATCCCAATGCTACATCCCAGTGTGGATGTGGAGAAAGTTTTGGAGTATGAATGTAGTACTTGATATAGAAACAGATTCCTTGGATGCAAAAAAGATCCATTGCATAGTTGCAAAGGATCTTGAAACATCTCAGGTACATGTATGGGATCACAATAACTTAGATCAATTCAAGTCTTGGTGTGATAAAGTGGATAACTTTATTATGCACAATGGTATATCCTTTGATGTTCCCATTCTTCGTAGATTGCTTGGAGTTAATATCAAGATAAAACAAATGAGGGATACACTTGTTATGTCACAACTCTTTAATCCGGTTAGAGAAAAAGGACATAGTTTAAAAGCATGGGGAGAAATTTTGCATTATCCAAAGGGGGAGCATGAGAACTTTGCTATGTATACAGAAGACATGCTGGAGTATTGTAAGAATGATGTTGATCTAACTGAACAGGTATATAAAAAGTTAAGACAAGAAGGAAGAAATTTCTCAGAGCTATCCATTAATATGGAACATAAGATAAGGGCTATCATAGATCAACAGGAAACAAATGGATTTGCTTTGGACATACGAAAGACTATAGGTTTGTTGTCTCGTTTATCTGACGAGGCACACGATCTTGTTAATTGGTCGAAGGTTACATTCCAGCCTACAGTTGTAGAGTTAAAGACAAAGCCTAACAAGATTGTACCATTTAACATAGGATCAAGACAACAGATTGCTGCTTGTCTTATTGATCTTGATTGGAAACCAAAGCATCATACTGATAAGGGAAATATTATTGTTAGTGAGGAGATCCTCAATACAATTGACATGGAAGAAGCTCAGAAATTCTCACGTTACTTCTTATTGCAAAAGAGAATAGCTCAAGTGCAGTCTTGGATAAATACATATAGGGATAACACGGGCAGAGTACACGGGAGAGTACTAACATTGAGAACTATTACAGGGCGAATGGCACACATGAGTCCTAACATGGCTCAGGTACCAGCAATACGTAGTCCTTTCGGCTTTGAATGTAGAGATTGCTGGACGGTAAGTAATCCGCATACTCATAAACTTGTCGGTACAGATGCGTCCGGTCTTGAGCTTAGATGTCTGGCACATCTGATGGACAATAAAGACTATACCAATGAGATCCTGAATGGTGATGTCCACACAGCCAATATGAAGATGGCAGGTATAACAGATAGAGATCAAGCCAAGACTTTCATATATGCTTTCCTATATGGAGCAGGTGCTGAGAAGATAGGGAAGATTGTAGGTGGTAGTAGAAAGAAAGGACAAGATCTTATAGATAAGTTCCTATCGAACATGCCTGACCTTAAAAGGGTCCGTAACAACGTTCAGAAGGCCGCTCAGAGGCATAAGATCCAAGGTGTGGATGGTAGATACCTTCATACAAGATCACCTCACAGTGCTCTTAATACTTTAATACAAGGAGCAGGTGCAAGTGTATGTAAAGATTGGCTTATCAATATGACATCAAGAGTAAATAGAAAAGGTCTGGATGTTAAGCTGGTTGCTTCTATTCACGATGAGTACCAGTTTGAAGTAGCTAAGAAAGACATCCCTCAATTTGGGCTTATAACTAAGGAAGGAATCAAAGATACAGAACGTAATCTAAAATTCAAGTGTCCATTAGATAGTACGTGGAAGGACGGGGAAACGTGGGCTACGACACACTAATTAACCGTATGTAGGTAGTACTTACGTACTACATACGGTTTAATTAGAATATCTGCAATTTAATGCTTGACACGTTGAACCGTTTATGCGATAATTCGTTTTTAACAATCAACCAAAGTAGGAGATATATAAATATGTCAGTAATTTCTGGAACCGCTTATTGGACAGCAGTCGTTAATCCTAACACCACCTTTGATTCGGATGGTGTCTGGTCTATCGACGTTGCCAACCTTGACAAGAAGAATCTTTCTACACTTGAGAAAGACGAGCTTACCGTTAAGAATAAGGGCGATGATCGTGGAGATTTTATTACGATCAAGCGTAAGGTTCGTCGGAAGGATGGTACAATGAATCGTGCTCCTGATCTTGTCGATGGTCAGAAGCGTACTATGACCAAACTTATTGGAAATGGCTCAAAGGTTAATGTGCATTACTCAACCTATGAGTGGGAGTTTAAGGGTAACAAAGGAGTGGGTGCTGATCTACGTGCGGTGCAGGTAGTTGAATTTGTTCCTTACAATACAGAAGCTGATGAGGCTTTTGATGTTGTGGAAGGTGGTTTCTCCAGTGAAGAGGGGGATGACGATATCCCCTTCGCTTCTTAATTAGCCGCCGCCGCTGGTGAGGGGGAGAGGTGTCTGTTTGTTGGGGGCAGATATCTCTCCCACTTTTTATATGAAAAAAAATATATCCACCTTAGTAGAAGATATCTATGATCTCTTTAATCCTGGTCAATTGGATATGGACGAGAGAGAAATAGATTATCATGTCGATGAATTTGCAACTAACATAAAGGAGCACCTAAAACTATTTTTAAATGAGAAGCCTCGTGTTAATGGCAATCTTAGATTGTCTGCCATAGGTAGGCCAGACAGGCAGCTATGGTATGATAAGCATTCGTCACAAGATGAGGTGTTGCCTCTTGCATCTTCCACACGTATCAAGTTTTTGTATGGATACATACTGGAAGAACTTCTTATTGCGTTGTCTCGTCTGGCTGGTCATAGCGTAACAGACACGCAGAAGGAAGTTACTGTTGGAGGAATTAGAGGGCATCAGGATTGTATCATTGATGACGTACTTGTTGATTGTAAGTCTGCATCAGGCAGGAGCTTTGAGAAGTTTGAAAAAGGTAGATTGGAAAGAGATGATCCCTTTGGATATATAGCTCAGATCTCTGCTTATGCAGAAGGGAATGATCTTGATGAAGCTGCATTCCTAGTTATCAATAAGCAAACTGGTGAGATATGTTTGTTGCCTGTTCATTCCTTGGAGATGATTAATGCTGATGATAGGATCAAGCATCTCAAGAAGGTAATGAAACAGGATAGTCCACCGGCAAGATGCTACTCTGATGTAGCTGATGGTGTTTCTGGCAATCGCAGATTAGGTACGTCATGTATCTACTGTGCTCATAAGAAGGAGTGCTGGAAGGACAAGAATGGTGGGCAAGGCTTACGTGTCTTTGATTATGCAAGAGGATACAGATATCTCACGCATGTATCCAAGACGCCTGATGTACCAGAGATTAGAGATTGGTAGATCACCATTGGTTGATGGTTGGTAGTGATAAGGCATTTATTCCTGACTTGGATAAGTTTGGATTCGTGTATATCATTACCAACCTTCGCAATGATAAGGCATACATAGGATGCAAACAATATATGTATTACAGCCGTGTGAAGGAGAAGGAATCTGATTGGAAAATGTATGCAGGTTCTTCCAAGTGGTTGTTAAAAGATATAGAGGAGATAGGTAAGAAGCACTTTAAGTTTGAGATCATAGCTGAGTACAAGAACAGGCGTAGTCTCAGATACTACGAACTATACTATCAGATGAAGTACAATGTACTAGCCTCTACTATGGAAGGTTCAGAGGAACATGCCTACTATAACTCACGAGTAGGGGGTAAGTTCTATCGTCCTGTTGAGAGCTATGAAGATCCTGAATATAGAAAAAAATTATCTGAGGCTATAAAGAAAGGTTGGTCAGATCCTGAAGCGAGAAAGAGAGCGTCTGAGTCTGGAAAGAAAAGAACTGATCATCAAGATCCTGAATATAGAAAAAAATTATCTGAGGCTTGCAAGAAAAGAACTGATCATCAAGATCCTGAATATAGAAAAAAAATATCTGAGGCTTTGAAGGGGAACACCAACGCTAAGAAAAGAAAGAAGAATGAAAGACGATGATCCAGATATCTTTGTAGATCCTATAGTTCTGTTCGACCATGAAGAACCAGAGCGACGATTGTACTTGGCCGTAATCATACAAGCCTTGTTGGATGCCTCCACCAGACGTAATAAGATAAATAAGGATAGAGCTATTGCTTGGTTTTTTTGTAGCATTGGTGTAACATGTGACAACTTTGAATTTGTATGTGACAATGCTGGTATAGATCCTTCCAGCGTAAGGGGATTTGCTTATGACGTTATCAACTCAAAGAAGAAGCCAAACTTTCGGTATAGAATATATCAAATACTATCGGGAAAATAGATATGCAACTTAATTTATTCTCTGAAATAGAGGAAATTGAATTAGCAGAGGATGATCCAAATACAAGAGTTTGTAGAGTTTGTGGAGAAAGAAAAGAACTGGAGCAATTCCAGATAAGATACTTTGGTGTCAATAATTATAAAGGTAGAAAATATTTATGTAGAACATGCAGAAATTATCGGGAAGGATTGATAAAGATTCTTAAAAAGAAACATAAATATCCAGATGAAATATATGCATGTCCTATATGCGGAGTAACAAAGCAGGAACAACGAGAGGACAAACCAATAATTACATGGTCTTTAGATCATTGCCACAAAACAGATGAATTTAGAGGATGGCTTTGTCCTAGATGTAATACTGGGATAGGACAGTTGGAAGATAATGTAGATATTTTAAGAAAAGCTATGGAATATCTTCAACAACATGAGAATAAAGAAAGGGAATGAAATGTCAACTAGAGATTATCAGGTAGGTGGAGATCATTATAAGAAATTAAAGATACAGCCAGTAGATTACATTTATGCTAATGAACTTGATTTTCTGGAAGGAAATGTGGTAAAGTATATCACTAGACACAGGATAAAAGGAGAAGGAGCACGAGATATACAAAAGGTTATTCATTATGCACAGATGATATTGGAATTTAGATATGGAGAAGACATTGAAGTATCAACAGATTCTCGTAAGGGATGATTTAATACCAGAATATCTTCAAGATTATTTTGAATTAATTACTCTTGGTATAAATGTTAAAACAGATAGATCAACAGTAGGAGAAATGTTTCAGACGATTGGATACAAATGTAAGTATGAACCTACTGCAATTGAAAATAAAAATATAAAACCACCTTTATCCTTTGTTCATGTTTTAAAGGATAGTGTGAGACTGTCTACTAATTTTCCTAATTTTTCTTTAATCCCATTACGAGTATGCCTTGCATTAAATATAGATTTGGAAGATGTACTAATGGCTCGTGTTCTGCTTATTTGCCCTCAAGATACAAAACTTAAACACTATGCTCCACATACTGATTTATCTATACCACATTCTGCATTGATATATTATGTAAATGATTCAGATGGGGCAACAGTATTGTTTGATGATGACAAAAATATAATTCAAGAAGTAGAACCTAAAAGGGGGAGAATTTTATTATTTAACGGTTCTATTTCTCACGGTGGAGGCATTCCAAAAAATAGTGCTAGATGTCTAGTGAACTTTGATATAAACTTTAGTTCTAGGAGAAATGCAAATGAACTTACCAACTGAGTACCAATCTTTTATCTATCTATCTCGTTATTCAAGATGGCTTGAAGATGAGGGACGTAGGGAAACATGGGATGAAACTGTCAACAGATTAATTACTTTCTTTCAGAATCATGTGGAGAATAATCTTGGAGTGAAGAACCAACTTGATACGAAAGATTGGAGCACCATAAAGAACTCTATATTATCCTTGGAAGTAATGCCAAGTATGAGATCTCTTATGACTGCCGGACCAGCATTGGAACGTGAGAATATATCTGGTTATAATTGTGCTTATCTTCCAGTTGACAATCCTAAATCCTTCGATGAGATCCTGTATATCCTTATGAATGGTACTGGTGTAGGCT